ATAACCTCTTTCTCCTCTTCGGTATCCTCCTCTTCGGTATCCTCCTCTTCGGTATCCTCCTCTTCGGTATCCTCTTCTTCGGTATCCTCCTCTTCGGTATCCTCTTCTTCGGTATCCTCTTCTTCTATGATATCCTTATTCTCACTTTTCAAAACTATATTTTTAATATTTTTTTCGATTTGTATCTGCAAAATGCTGTTATTATCTGTATCTTTATCCTTAACTTCACTATGTTTTTCTGTTATTTCCAGATTTATGGATTGTGATGGTATTTCATGATCTCCTTCGCGTTCGTCGTATCCCTCCTCCTCCTCATCGCGAATATAAAAATCTAAGTATTTTCTATATCTTTCTAACTCTATACTTAAATTTTTATTTTCATTTCTTAATGCTTCTATTTCTGTTTCATATCGAGATGCAATAGAGTCATGAAAGATACGCTCACACTCGCTAGTATTTGTTTGCAATATTTTTTTAACTATGGATAAATTCAAAACTTCGTTATGGGTTCTTTGAAACATATCATAATCATCAAAAAATGAAGTCAGTTTATTTTGTAACCCTTGCTTCAAACATACTTCCACATCTTTTAAAATATCTTTAACATCAATGTCAGTATTCATTTTTACTTGTATTACTTCTGTAATGACTACAATAAAGTAAAAAGTAGGAGTGATATGTATCTATATTATATATAAATATCACTATTCGTTTAATATGATTTAAAAAATATTTAACAAATAGATATATAGAAAGTATACTATGGAAGAATCAACTACTATTCAAGAACAACCTACCAGCGATGCTTCTGTGTCTGCTGTTACTGCACCCACACCCACACCCACACCCGAAGAATTAAAAAGAGATCAAATGCGAAGACATTATATAGAATTACAAAAACAAAACTATGAAAAATGTATCGAAGTTGTTATGAATCAAACAACATATACAAGAGAAGAAGCCATTACATGTCTTCAAAAACATAAAGGTAATGTTATGCTTGTAGTAAAAGAATTTTTAGGAATCCCTGAAAAAAATGAGCCCGAAAGTATTAGAGGTTCATTGAACCAGAAACGTTACGGAGTTATACGTAACTTCATGGACAAAGCAGCTACAAGTTATATAAAAACTCAGGAGCGAAATAAAATAGTCAATGAAATATTAGAAAACCAGAAAAGGGCTCGCGAAGAGCCTGTATTAGCAAATACAATCGTGTCAACTTTGCCTGAACAATCTTCGTCTTCATAATTTACATATTACTTTTTAATACTTTCTTTTTAAGATTTACTGAATTTGTCGGAATAATTTTATTATTTAGGAGAAAGTCATTGTTATCTTCATATAGTTCAGGTAATATATGTGTAAGTGGTTTATTCACTACATATATCATCTGGTCACTTTGAAATAATTTGCGATACTCTTGAATAGTAAGTGTTCCATAAAATTTATTTAAAAGGTAGTAAGGATTCGGGGCGATTTTAATACTTTTTTCGTATTTGTATATTTTACCATAGAGTGAATTTAAAAGATGATATCTTTCAAATTTAGTTGACGTGTCGATACTTTCGTTCATAAGGAATGCAGCGGCGCATTCTGGTGAACAAAAACATCCATACACATTATACATATCTTTAAGCACGGATTTGGGGATATATATTGCCGGTGAATCGAATTCGCATGTGCACCAAAAACATGCCGAACGTTGCGCACCCCTTATATTCTGACATATATCACTTTTGTGAAAACTAAGCTTCAGTTGGTTTACTTTTTTCCAAATATCGCGCTCATTTAGACTTGTAGAACTCAATAATGAATCGTCGTCGTGTATTGATGCATGTGCATTATTATAAGAAATAATATCTGGAGAATATATTGTCGAAAAAAGTGAAGCAGTATTTTTATTTACAATTTGGTTGATTTGGTTGATTTGGTTGTTTTGGTTTGTGGTATCATAGTAGTGTGTATTACATGGAATGGGTAATGGGAGTGAATGCGAAAATGTATCATTTGGGATAGATGGGTCATATACTCGAAACATGGCAGATGAATATGTTTCATTAAGTGAAGATCTATTATCTTTTGTACTACTATCATCTTTTGTTATCATGTTATGAACATTTGACAATGGTTGTGGTTTTTTCAACATATCACGATGACAAAGTGAAATATTGTAACTAGAACTAGAACTAGAACCAGAACCATTATCTCCTTCTTGTGTCATACCATTATTAATTTCACTACCGATTTTATGTAATGAGTTATAACCTTGTATACTTTCGATTGCCGAACTATTACTAATATCGGAATTATTATTAGAATCATTATTATTAGAATTATTATTATTGTTAGAATTATTATGCAATGCATTATTATTTTTCGAGTCAAATGTGTCAGTCATCTCAATATTATTTTTATGTAAGTCTGAAAGAGAACACTTAAGATGTAATATAATATTTGGTAATTCATTCTGAATATTATTATTTGTTTGCGGTTGTATCGTGATTTTTCCTCCTTTTGGTTTTCTTCCTCTTTTTTTTGCAACCTTTTCTTCTTTTGGTTCACAATCGTCTGTTTTAATATCATCATTATTATTATTATCCTGGTTGTGTAATTTAAGATCAGAGCATGATATGTCATTATCATTGTTTAGTGAAATAATTATATTTTTACTTGCATTTTGCGAATTTTCAATATCTTTTCGTGTTCGTCGCTTTCTTTTTTTTATTAGTGGTTCATTATCAACATCGCTAGCAGTTTCAAGTATAATATTAGTAATAATATTATTATTCGGATTGTCGCATTTTTTTGTTCGCTTTTTTCTTTCTTTTTTGTTTTCAGTTACAACTATACATTGACTTTGTTCTTGACTTTGTTCTTGACTTTGTTCTTGACTTTGTTCTTGACTTTGTTCTTGACTTTGTTCTTGACTTTGTTCTTGACTTTGTTCTTGACTTTGTTCATGTTTTTGGTTATTACTACTATTTGTATTTTCAACAATAACATTCTTCTTACGTCCTCTTTTTTTTTTGTCTGAAATAATATTAGGGGTTACGGGGATATCCTGTTTGTCCATTTTGTTCTTCTTTTATTATGTAATATATTTACAACTACAACTATATACAATTACTTAAAAACAGGTTTAAATCCTTTTCATATATTTTTAAGCGAATGCATGATATATGAAAAAGTTATAAGTTATAACAAAAATATATACATAGTTTATTTTAGTATACTACTAGGATAGACTATACGTCATAATTATATATCCCATTTGCCATTCTTGCATTATACTTTGATTCTTTTTCAATTGTTAGACGTTTGTAACATACACGACACAATGGTTTATAATTGTTAATCCCGATAACAACTTGACTCACTTCATTTGTAATACGATAACTAAACAATCCTGGTGTTCCATCGCGGCATTCGCTACACAATGACTTAAGTTTACATATATTGTCGCAGTATGGTATTAATTCAAATAGAGAACCGATTTTATTCTTTTGAAAATCGCCATCGAGTCCACAAATATATACGCGCTTGTGCATCTCTTCTACTAATGAAATCACATATTCAATATCCGAAAAGAATTGTCCCTCGTTGATGAGAATCACTTCCGAACTACTTAATCTTTCACCATAGTTGTCAATAATTTCTGCAATAGTATTTACCATAATACATGGAATCATAATCTTGTCATGAGTTGACATAACGTCCTCGTTTGAGTAACGTTTATCGGCGGAGTAGTTTATAACCATCACAGGAATATTACAATACATACACTGATCATATATTTTTTTAAGTGTTGACGTTTTTCCCGAAAACATGGGTCCAAGAATCAGTTCTAAATATCCTTTTTTTTTAGTTTTTTGTGTTATTTGAATTTTATTTTCTAATGTAGGTTCTGATTTTATTAGCGGAGATAGCGAGCGTGATGGTGGTGGCGGAGATGGTGGCGACGACGACGATGGCGACGATGATGATACCATATACGATGGTGATAATGAATCCATAATGGTGGTTATAGTTTTTCTTCCGATTATATCAGTACTTGTTATACTTATCATTATATATATATATGTCTCTTCAATTATATTTATAGCAAATAACTTATTAAAAATATGAATATATACATAACAAACAATAACTATAATAAATAAAACTATATTATGTCAAAAGTGCTTTCATCAACCAAAAAAAATGATACTAAATGTTTAAAAACATCATCTCCAATTCAAACTTCAATGGAAAACGACAAAAATCAAAAATCAATATATTCTTTTTATAAAAAATTCGACATAGATCAGCTTAATGGGTCTGAGGAAAAATCAGAAAATATGATTATAAATAAAATAGATAAAAATCTTAGTCATGGTGGAAAGGACTATGAAAAAGTAAATACTATGTTTATTGATTCAGGAAGTGATGAGGATATGGAGATAGAGAATGAATATAATACAAGTTCTGAAAACGACGAGAAAGGAGAGAACGACGAGAAAGGAGAGAACGACATCGACTACAAAAATATAAACAACTATTTAAAAAAATCTACACCATGGGTTGAAAAATATCGTCCGGCGATTTTTGAAGAAATCGTGCTTGATCCAGTTAATAAAAAACTATTAAAGAATATAATCGACAATAATTATTTCCCAAACCTGCTTTTTTATGGACCTCCAGGCACAGGCAAAACGACGACTATTATCAATCTCGTAAATATGTATCAGGAAAAAATGAATCTTAAAAACAAGGGCTTAATGATCCATCTCAACGCATCAGATGAACGAGGTATAGATATTATTCGAAACCAAATAAATAGTTTTGTAAATTCAAAGTCCCTATTTGGCGAAGGCATGAAATTCGTTATTCTCGATGAGGTAGATTATATGACAAAAACTGCACAAATAGCACTGCGTTATTTATTAAACAATTACAACAACAACTACAATGTCCGTTTTTGTCTTATTTGCAACTATATTAGTCGCATCGACGAGTCTCTTCAAACCGAATTCGTTCGTATGCGTTTTAACCAACTCCCTGAAATGGATATTATCAAGTTCCTCCAAAAAATAAATGAACACGAAAATCTCCACATAAAACCAGATATTATCATATCTATTCAAAAATATTTCATGTCGGATATAAGAAGCATGATAAATTATATGCAGACGAACCAGGACCTCATCCACGAGTGCAAAATAATTAAAAATGAACTCTGGGTCAAACTAACAAAAGACTTCATAAAAAATAAAAAGCACGCAGATATTGTCAAGAAAATAAACTATATAAGTCGCGAATACAATATTGAACCCAAGAACCTATTAAAAATATATTTAAACTATATTATTCGAAGTCATGAAATAACAAAAGATTTATTATATAGTATTGAAAATATTATGCATCTTCAAAGTTGCAAAACAGAGTATGTCGTTAACTATATTATTTATAAGTTGAAGATATTTTTTGCGAACTCTACGATTTCTGCAAATACATGATAATATTTAATTGTCTTTATGTTTATTTATCACATAAATATAATTGAAGCAAACTAACTTAAAGAAAAATACCATAAAGTAAATAACAGCGCCTATTAACAACACCGATACCGATACCAAAACAACACATTATGGCATGCATTGACGATGAATGGATGAGCTTTTTAAGCGAAGGTTCAATTATTTTGTCAAATGAAAAAAATAATGCGAAAAATAATATAAAGAAATCGTATTCTGCTTGTGATAAATTGAGCGATACTGCCAACAATATAGTTGATATGAGAAGTTCTAAGAGTATGAGTTCGGTTACTGAGCGGACAACGTGCAAATTAGAACAAAAAGTAGTAAATACAAAAAAAAGCCTATTAAATACAACGATAAAATCTAATAAAAATAGTCTACTAAAAAGGGATGATTCGTCTAGCGAAGAGGATCTCGATGAGGTGCATGTAGATGATGTAGATGGTGGTGACGATGTAGATGGTGGTGACGATGTAGATGGTGGCGACGATGTAGAGGCTGCGCAAAATACTAAACCGATTTGCAGTAATATTTATATTTCAACAAAAACAAAAATATCTTATCTGAATACGCCAATTGACATTAAGAAAGTATTTTGGAGTATTCCCATTTCACCTTACTCAACGCCTCAGGAATGTGTCATTAAAAAACAAATCAAAGTATCAACAACTGATCCAAATGAACTGAAAGAAATCAAAGAATTACTTAAAAATGAGAAATACTATCACGAACAAGAAATAGAACATATTGACAATCCGGAGGGCCGCATCAAATTCAAAGTTCAGATGAAAATCAATATCGGACTATGCAAAAAAGATATTCTAAACTATCGTTGCAAATTGAAACGTGCATTTTTCAACTGCTTTGTTCTTATTATGCGCATCAAAGATCCTGTCAGCGAGATATTCAAAGAAATGCACGTAAAAGTTTTCAATACCGGCAAGCTTGAAATTCCGGGAATCCAAAGTGACGAGTCTCTTACTCATGTTCTCGATTTATTGATTGGTATTTTAAAACCGATTGTTGGTGGTGATATTGGGTATATCCCTGACAAGTGTGAAACTGTGCTCATCAATTCGAACTTCAGTTGTGGGTATTTTATCAATCGTGACAAACTCTTTAATATTTTGAAGTATAAGTATCGTATCCATAGTAACTACGATTCGTGTTCATATCCCGGCATTCAATGCAAATTTTACTATATACCTGAACTTGGAGAGGAAAATCAAACCGGACAAAAACCGAACCCATCTGTTTCTTCATCCTACCCTGGGCCTTATTCTATTGAAAATGTAAATGAAATTTCGTTTATGATATTTAGAACAGGAAGTGTCTTGATAGTTGGGCGATGTGGCGAAAATGTATTGTTTTGTATTTATAACTTTCTCAAAAAATTACTGGAAACAGAATACCCGGAAATCGGAAATCAACTTAATATACTAGAACCGAAAAAACATAATACAAAACTACGAAAGAAAACGATAAACGTTTTAGAGGAGTGTTAATAAATGTTGAATCTTCATATTCAACAAAATAATGTAAGTAACATAATTTAATTATTTTTGTATGTTTTAATCAATATATGTTTTAATCAATATATGTTTTTAATTTAATAACTATTTAAAGATTATTAAATTTGTTTATTATATAATATGAGTTCTTCAAGTCAATCATCGCATGCACCAACTTCTTCCGGTGGGGGCAACAAAACCGCCGAGTCGGCTTATCGTGTCCCTTCAAATATTTGTCTGCAACACTGCAGCAAACTTGCTATCGTCCAAGACAAGCCCATTATGATGGACTATTGGACCCCTTCCCTTGATAAAACGATTATCATCGGCGTAAAAGACACTGGCGAGAAACTTCTTGTCAAAAGTGAGGACGAGTATACCAGTCCTATTGCAAACATTTACAAGGTAGAGACTGAGTATATTATCGTTACCGAAAATTCGATCTATCTTATTTCGAACGAGACTCCATCTAAGAAGATCAGTAGTTGATTAACTATAGAATCGTAATTATATTTACTATGAAAAGAAATTGAACCTTTTTTGTTATATAAAATAATATATAACAAAAAATATACACCAAAATATTCAGTAACTATGAAACCAAGCTTGTCGGGATATATTAACGCCGCAACACCAATGCACGAGATGTTTACGAGTTGTCAAGATACCATAGTGGATGAAAGCATTGGTTGCGACTCTGACTCATCGTCTGTGTCGGCGGCACAGGTGTATCGTCAACGACACATCAGTAACAAGGACCAGCGTTTTGCAAGCATTGCACTTGACGAGGCGGCGAAATCGACACTCCTTATGCAACACGGATGTATTGCAGTTTTGAGCGGAAAAGTCATCGCAAAGGGTTGTAACAATATTCGGTGTCACTCAAAAGATGGATTGTTACACTACCGGAAATGCTGCAGCGCTCACGCTGAAATATGCGTCCTTCATAAACTTTGTATTACGGAATTACCGCCAAAAATAGTTCAGAAAATAGTGCTTTATATTGTTCGGCGTTCGCGAAGTGGTGGGATGGTCGAATCAGCGCCATGCTTTCATTGCACGATACGTATGAAAAAATTAAATATCAAGGCAATCGTATTTAGCAACAGCGACGGCGAACTCGAAAAACGTAGAATGAATGAATATGACTCGGACAAACTTACCTATGGCGCAAAGCGCGTTATTGAACCGACGTTTTATATTCGGTGATGGGTTACAATATTTTGATTTTCATTTCTTTGGAGGAGATGCATGCCCGATAACCGAGCATGCGATTCTTTTTCCTGCATGTCCTGTTATTAAACTATCCGTTTGTCCACCTAGTCCGCAGTCGTCTTCGTCCGCATGAATAATTAATCCGCGGCCTATAATATTTGATTTTGTGCCGCGCAGACTAATAAAGTCGTCGTAGAAAGTATATTTTGCTTCTCCTTTTGCATTTGTTTTCAGGTTTCCTAAGTCGCCGACGTGTCGGTCTTTCATACCCGGGCATCCATGTGTCTTATTATAGGGGTTAAAATGTGCACACATGCTTTCACACGAATCGCTCATGTCTCCGTATTCATGCACGTGAAATCCGTGCAAACCGGATGACTTTAGACCTGTGAGCGAAACGTCGATGCGTATGCGCGACTTGGACGGCTCTTCCGTGAAATGAACGAGGCCGTTTATTTTTTTATCGTTGAATACCGCAACTGCGCGAATCGGATTGGACATATCTTTTGTAAGTTTCATGTATTGCATGCAGGGGTATAGTATATAGTATATAGTTATTATTATATTATTTTGTGAATATATTATTTTGTGAAATATCAAATATCAAATATCAAATATCAAATATCAAATATCAAACATTATCAAGTCATTTGCAGAAGATGCCGATTTATTAGATGAAGATGAATTCATTTTAACCAGTTGTTGTGTTAGATAATCAATAGTCATATTTTTATTTGTTAATTCTAGTTCTAATCTTCCTATCATTATTTTTTGTGAATGAACTATGTCCTTTAACTTTTGATGTTCAATATAAAAGTTTGCCCTATTTGTGTTTACATCTTGCAACCACTTTTCATGTGTTTTTGTTTTAATATGCGCGGTAAATATCGCATGTGAGGTGTATACTTTGTCTTTTCTTGTTCCGCAAGGACATCTTAGTCCGTTTGCAAGAGCATTTGTATGAAATGATGGAATTTTGTCTATATAATTTCCTTTGTCATCGATGCTTGGTGAATAAGTATCAGGTTCTGTCACTAATTCCATTTTGGGTTTGATTTTTGTTTTGTTATAATATTTTATTTACTATTATTTAATTCAATTTTATATATTATAAAAAAATAAATCTATTCATCTATTCAACTTACATTTGATTAGTTTATTTTATCTCAAAATACTTACTTGCGATATCCATCGCGGTATTCAGGGAAACCGATTTTGGCAAGTAGTTGCAAGTGGCGCATTGTCATGGCCATACTATTTCCAGAATGTCCAACTTGCATGTGATGTTGAACGGACTCGACAACGATGTCTCCGCGGCTAAACATGAATCCTTCACCGCGGGGCGGTTCGTAAGTAGACAAGTAAGTCCAGACGTCTATTTTTTGTTCGAGTATTTGGGGTTTTTCTTGGGCTAGAACGACCGCATTCATTGCATCACGAAGCATATCTGCAAACCATGAGTCTTTGATAGATGACAAATCGAGCGCGGCAACTTCTTGGAGTGAGCGAGGGTATTTGGGTTCTTCTTCTTCGACACGAGGAGTAGGAGGGACATCGGCGTCAATATCTTCGCCGGCGATGATGGCGAAGGCGGTGAGAGTTTCGGCGGACATTGTTTGTTCTGGACTTTGTGTTCTGTATTCAATTTAATGGCCTTTAGTTGTTTCAATTTTATGAGGATAGATATCGATAATAATGATTGTATTCGATACTCAATACATCAATACGTGTAAATATTTATTTATCACTTCAAAATATCGTATATATTGAATTTATATAACCCATAAACGATAAGCATCGCTATCGCCGAAAAGCTCGAGTAGTAACACCATATGCTATCCTTTGCATCTGTTGTTAAAGAATACATAAACCCTATAAGTGGAAAAATTAAAACCACAAATATAACTTTATATGAAATATTCCATAGTATAAATATCGAAGCTGTCACTGATATTAACCATGAATAGTAGTAGTGTGGCATTTCTGCCAGTTTTTCTTCCTGTGTTTTAAGAAACCATTGAAGATGTCCTTGTTTTGTAACTATGGTGCAATATTTGGTAGGATTGCTAAAAAAATAGTTTAAAAATATTGCGCTAGCTATAACACAATAACCTACTATAAGTATTCTCCTAGTTTGACTACACTTTGACCATGGTTTTACAAAAAATGAACCTACTACTACTAAAATTAATTGTGAAAGTAATATCAATGGAATAAGTGTTAATGTGATTACCTTATTCATAGTGGTGCAAGACTTACGCGGATTGGTTAGCCATAGTAATAGTTCGGCTACTTGCATTGAACACCACGATGTCATCATGAGCGCTATCCATTTAAAATGTGGCACATTCGATGAGAATAATACCACAATCGAAATAAATGAAAGTAGTGATGTTTTTGCACTAGACTCTACGCTGTAGCACATTGCAGATCGCGTTTGTCTATATATTGGTAGTATATATTGGTAGTATATATTTTTATTTTAATGAATAATAAAATTGATATAAAAATATAAAGTAATAGGAATATAAGAAATCCATACCATCCATCCCATCCATATAGATCTCCTCGCAATGAGTGTAACAAAACGTATTCAAAAGGAATTGAGCGAACTTGTCCGCGATCCTCCCACCAACTGCAGCGGCGGACCATTAGGTGACGATATTATGAAATGGCGTGCAACGATTACCGGACCCGAAGGAAGTCCATACTCAGGTGGTGTATTCTTCCTTGACATTGATTTTCCCGCCGATTATCCCTTCAAACCACCGCTTGTTAAATTCATTACACCGATTCTTCACCCGAATATCAACTCGAATGGCGGAATATGTATCGATATTCTTAAAAATAGTTGGAGTCCCGCGCTTACGACTTCTAAATTGCTTCTTAGTATTTCGTCGCTTATGCATGAGCCGAACCCTGATGACCCTCTTGTGCCTGACTTGGCGCATCTATATAAAACAAATCGTACAGAATATACATCACGTGTTCGCGCATATACATTGAAACACGCTTCTTGATGCGTGGCGTGGCATGGTCGTCGCCTATAAAATCTCCGACAATTTTTTTACCTGCTCTTCGCTTAATTTCTCTGGATATGCCACATGAAATACAATATTTAAATTGCCAATTTCATCTCCGCGTCGAATACCAAGTTTGGGTATTGTTTTTATCAGTCCATCCCTTATTATATTTCCAGATGAACTATTAAATGCAAACTTTTTACCATTCACGTGTTCCACGTTAAATACAAATCCACATAGCGCTTCTTTCAGAGATATCGTTTTTTCGGTGTGTATATCAAGCCCATTTCGTTTAAAAATGCCATGTTCTGCAACATGAAACGTCACTTTTACATCACCGCGCATATGATTTGCAGATTCGTTTCCGCAGTTGGTAAGTAAAACAACCTCGCCACTTTCCATGCCAAAAGGCATAGAATAGTATTCAATATGTTTTTCCAACTCGTAGCTTTCATTGTCCTCTCGATTCAAATTCCATCTTTCGATTTCTATAGGAATCGTGTTGCCGCACGCTACATCCTCTAGTGAAACATTTATATTAACACTTATTAGCGATGGTTTTGAAACCGGAATTTGGTTTGCATTTCCAAATCTTGGTGTTCGCTGTGTTCGGGGTATTTGTGCATGAATATCCTTGTGCATTTCTTGGGTTGTGTGCATATTATGCATTTGGGGGTGGGAGTGAGGGTGGGTGTGGGGGTGGGAGTGAGGGTGAGGTTGTTGGTGATGCTGTATATGTGGATGCATATGCCCTCTCATATCGCGATTTATTTCATTAAAAATTGCACTAAATGGGTCTCCGGCCATTCCACCACCCATAACGCTTTCTGATACTATTTCATCAAATTCATTCATTCCTCCAGGCCCAAATGTGCGTATTATTACTCTTGGGCCTCCCATGCCTCCTAGGCCT